GGGCGACGTCGGCGGTGCACAACGCGATGCTCACCTACTGCGAGGTGACGCGGGATCGAGGATGCTTTGCCATCCTCGACTGCCCGGCCAACCAGTCGGCGACTGGCATCGTGGCCTACGCCGAGTCGACCGCGGCGATCCTCGGGCTGTCGGAGTTCGGGGCGCTGTACTGGCCGCGGGTGAAGGTGCAAAACCCGTCGACGACGGTGTTCGGCAACGTGCCCTCCCTGACCGTGCCGGCGTCGGGGCACATCGCCGGGGTCTACGCTCGCGTCGACGGCGCCAGACCCGGCGGCGTGTTCGTGCCGCCCGCGGGCATCTTGAACGGAGTCCTGTTCGGCGTCCTGGGCTTCGAGACCGACGAGGTGCTCGACGAGGCGAAGCGCGACCTGGTGTTCCCCAAGCGCATCAACCCGCTGACCGTGTACCCGGGGACACCGCGTCACATCGACGGCGCGCGGACGCTGAAGAGCGACGGCAACTTCCCGACCGTGGCCGAGCGCCGCGGCGTCATCTTCATCGAGCAGTCGCTGAAGCTCGGGCTCTTGTTCGCCAAGCACCAGAACAACACCGAGGCGCTGCGCGCGGCGCTGGCGCGTACGGTGACGGCGTTCCTGATGATTCAGTTGCGGAACGGCGCGTTCGCGTCGACCGATCCGAAGACGGCGTTCTTCGTCGACTTCGGCGAGGCGTTGAACCCGCCGTCGGTGGTCGACGCCGGCCAGGTCGTCGGCCGCATCGGCCTGGCGACCGCGAAGCCGGCCGAGTTCATCGTGCTGCGGTTCTCGCAGAATACAGCGCTCGATTCGACCGCCAATGGATAACAACGGACAACGAGGAAATCGGAATGACCATCATAGGCACGCCGAGAACTTTTCATAAACGATTTCTGTTCATCATTGAGTCTGAGTTCGCCAACGTCGGCTTTCAGAAATGTTCCGAGCTGAGTGTGGAGGCAAGCAACATCGAGTACTACGAGGGCGGGAGCCTCATCCCCAACAAATCTCCCGGTCGGCTCAAGTTCGCCGACGTCACGCTCGAGCGCGGCGCGACCAAGGACCAGGACCTGTTCGATTGGATGTCCCAGGTTGCCGACGCCTCCGCGAACGCCGGCCTCGTCGAACCTCGATTCAAACGCGATCTCGATCTGGTTCAGAAGGACCGCGACGGCTCGACACTGCGCCGCTGGTCGCTCTCCGGCGCCTGGCCGGTCAAGTTTGTCGCCGGTGCCTGGGACAACGAGGCCGACGAGAACGTCATCGAGAGCATCACCCTGACCTACGACTTCTTCACCCTCGGAACCTGAGCTCACCATGACCATGCACATCGTCTGTCCCTCGGGCCTGTCCGGGGAGATCCGCGGCCTCAAGGGCAAGGAGGGCAAGCTGCTCTCCGACCGGTCGGCTGCGCGCGCCGGTTCGACGTTCGAGAAGATCCTCGCCGGCTGTTGGGTCGCGACCGCGGATCCGGGGCTCTACGAGCTGCCGCCCGATGGCGCGCTCGACTGGTCCAAGGTGCTGGTCGCCGACCGGTTCTATGCGCTGCTGCAGATCCGCGCCCTGACGTTCGGCGACGAGTACGCGTTCTCGGTCCAGTGCCCGAATGCGGCCTGTCGCGAGCGCTTCGAGTGGACTCTGAACCTCCAGGAGCTGCCGGTCGTGCCGCTGTCGGCCGCGAGCAAGGCGGCGTTCCGCGCCGGGAACCGGTTCGAGACCACCTTGCCGCGCGATGGCCGCAAGGTGTGGTTCCGGCTCATGACCGGTGCCGACGAGGCCCGCGCCGCCACCGCGCTCAAGGCCGGTCGCGACGGCGCGCTGCTCACCGCGCTCGCGCTCCGCATCGTGCAGATCGAGCACCTCACCGACCACGACAAGCGCAAGTTCCTCGACGACATCGAGATGGCCGACGCGACGGCGCTGCTCGACCAGTTCGACGCGGCCGATGGCGGCGTCGAAACGAACATCGAGGTCGAGTGCCCGTCCTGTCTGGCGGTGCAGGACGTCGAGCTCCCTTTCGAGCGCGGCTTCTTCCTGCCGACGGCCAAGGCGACGTCGAAGGCGAAGGCGGCGCTGTAGATGGCCTGTTCCCTCGCGTCGATCCGGACGAGCTCTGGGAGGGTATCTTCCAGCTGCTCTATCACCAGCACGGCGGCAGTGGCCTCGCGCTGTCGCTCGGCGACGTGATGGAGCTCGACCTGGACCGCATGCGGTGGCTCCTCGCGCGACTCGGTGAGCAACGCGAGAAGGAGGCGCGCGAGCTCGAGCACGCGGCAAGGAGAACGAGACGATGACAGAACTCGAACTGAATCAAGCGGTGTTCCTTTACCGTTACGTCCAATTGTCTGCAAAGGCTCTCGCCAAGCGCTTCGGAGTGTCGGCGCATACTATGCTTCGGCGGCTGCGCTCTCGTAGAGTCCCGATTCGGGACAAAGCCAGCCAGCGGCGCTCGGACAAGTTTTTTGGGCGCTACGATCATGGCAAGCGCATTCAAGCTGCCTTCGCCGCAGGTCGATATGATACGGAGGCCTACAGAACAAGACTTGTCGGCCTCGTTCCTGGGATCGATCATCGCGGCGAAAAGAATCCTTTTTTTGGGCGGACGCATTCGGCCCTGACGCGCGCCCGCCTGTCGCGAAGAGCGAAGGCACGTGTGATTCCTGGTACGGGCAGCTACGGCCCGGACTGGACGCCGGAGCTACGCAACGCGGTGCTTGCCAGGGACGACCATCGATGTCGGACCTGCGGTCGGGGTGAATGCATGCTTCAGGTCCACCATGTCGACATGGACCGAACCAACAACGATCTAATGAACCTCCTTACCCTCTGCGCAGGGTGCCATCTGGCGCTTCATGGCCGCCGAGAAGGCGTCGAGGAGGTTCGTGCTGCCGCTGCTCGGTCTACTGAGCGGTCGGAAGTGCGCCGAGCGTCGCGCACGAAGAACGGAGGTGATTTTTCCAGTGGCACTTAACCAACTGGGACTTTGACTTGGCTTCGTGTTCACCGCCAAGGACCTCGCCTCGGGCGTGATGGACCGGATCGGCACCAGCTTCGACCGGCTCGACGGCCAGTCGGCGTCGACGATTCGTGCGGTGGGAGGTAACCTCGCCCAGCTTGGACAGGGCGCCGCGATCGCCGGCGCGGGTCTGGCGGGCCTGGCGCTGCTCGACAACGCGGTCGACGCCGCGGCGCAGTTCGGCAAGGCGATCGCCGAGGTGTCGACGCTGACCGACGAAGCGACGTTCTCGACGGCCGAGCTGACCCGGGTGAGCCTCGAGCTCACGGCCACCTACGGCGGCACCGCCGAGGGCCAGGCGCGTGGCCTGTACCAGACCATCTCGGCGGGCATCACCGACGCCGCGAAGGCGACCGACCTGCTGCGGGTCGCCAACGAGCTCGCCATCGGCGGCGTGACGGACACCAAGACCGCAGTCGACGCGCTCACCAACGTGGTCAACGCCTATTCCGCGACCGGGGCGACCGCGCGCGACGTCGCAGATGCGTTCTTCGTGACCATCCGCGGCGGCAAGACCACGGCCGCCGAGCTCGCGGCGACGATCGGCCGGGTCGCGCCCACCGCCGCGGCGCTGGGCATCTCGTTCTCCGACCTCCTGGCGTCGCTCGGATCGGTCACCAACCAGGGCATCGCGACGGCCGAGGCGGCCACCGGCCTCAAGGCCGCGCTCGCCAACGTCATCAAGCCCACCGCCGACGCGCAGAAGGAAGCCGCGCGGCTCGGCATCAAGTTCACCGCAGCGGCGCTGCGCTCGCGCGGCCTGACCGGGTTCCTGCACCAGATCACCTCGGCCGCCGGCTTCAACGCGGACAGCCTGTCCAAGCTGTTCGGCTCGGTCGAGGGCCTCAACACGATGATGGCGATCACCGCAAACCACAGCGCCGGCTACACCACGCTGCTGGGCCAGATGGCCCAGCGCAGCGGCGCCACCAAGACGGCGTTCGACATCATGGCGGGCACGCTCGCGTTCCAGGAGCAGCGGTTCACCGCGCTCAAGCAGATCGCGCTCATCGTCATCGGCCAGGCGCTCGAGCCGTTCGCCAAGGCCATCGTCCGCGCCGCCAATAGCGCGCTCGAGGCG